AAGACTATTCGCTTTGGTGAACAGGGTGCTAGCACAGCAGGCGCTCCCAAGAGTGGCGAATCCGAAGCAATGAAGGCGAAGCGCAAGAGTTTTAAAGCACGCCACAGTGCCAATATCGCTAAAGGCAAAATGTCAGCAGCCTACTGGGCAGATAAGGTGAAGTGGTGACCATGGACATTATGCTTTGGAACTTAATTCTGTCTGTGTTTCTGGGCTTGATTGGCTGGATACTGCACGAAAAAGCAGGTGAGTTAAAACGAGTTACTATTCTTCTCAACCGCACGCGTGAGGAGATGGCTAAAGAGTACGTCACGAAAGTGGAAGTACACGCGGACATTAACCGCGTTCTAGACCGACTAGATCGTCTTGACGAAAAGCTAGACCGGTTAATGCAACCTTCACAAAGGAGCTAAAGCTATGTTCGGAAAGAAAGTTATGATGGCGAAAGCGCCAGCCAAGAAAGCCGCGCCGTTCAAACCTTGCAAAGGGTGCCCTACCCCAGCTAAATGCAAAGCCGCTGGTAAGTGCCTCGCGAAAAAGAAGTAAGCGGTGCCATTTAAGTCAGCGAAACAAGCCCGCACTATACGGGCTGCGGCACACAATCCCGCTTTTGCAGAGAAAGTGGGCGTGTCTGTTAAGGACGCCAAGAAGATGGTAGCCCACGACAAGCCGCAAACAAAAAAACCAGTACCCAAGAAAAAATAATCCTTGACGGCTGGATTGAAGCCGTTACAATTGACGTTAATACGTACCCACCCTTAAATCGCAAATAGCGGTTTAGGGGCGTACCCCCATTGGAGACCACATGGCTAACCCACCTTGGACTTACTCACAACTAGACACGTTTGAGTCCTGCCCGCGCAAGTTTTACCGAACCAAAGTTTTGCGCGACATCGTGGAACCGCCGACCGTCCACACCAAGTGGGGTACTGATGTCCACACCGCCTTTGAGAACGCTATAGCGTATGGCGAAGCTCTACCGGATACGATGTCGCAGTGGCAGACAATCGCTAACAAGATCGGCAAGCTCCCCGGAGATAAGCTGTGCGAATACAAGTTCTCAATCGACAAAGCGTTTGAGCCTGTAGGCTGGAAAGACGCATGGTCTCGCGGTATCGCCGACTTAGTAGTAATCAAAGATAACCACGCAGTAGTGATGGACTACAAAACCGGAAAGCGCAAGCTGACAGAACAACTGGATTTGTACGCCATGTACACATACCACCACTTCCCAGAAGTCACCAAAGTGACAACGGGGTTTGTATGGCTCAAAGAAAAAAAGCTAGACTGGAATACCACAACGCGCGAAGAAATCCCTGTGGTGTGGCAGAAGATGTTGCCTCGAGTAGCCAAGCTGGAGTCGGCATACGAGCGAGACAAGTGGCCCGCCAGAACATCCGGGTTATGCCGTGGTTGGTGTCCTGTTAAAGATTGTGAGTTCTATTCGGAGAAAAGATAATGGCGCAAACTCCCGAGGGTAAAGTCAAAGACGCAGTCCGGCGTGTACTTAAAAGCCATAACGCTTGGTACTATCAACCGGTGCAAAACGGAATGGGTGTAGTCGGCATCCCTGACTTTGTCTGTTGCTTCCGTGGGACGTTCATTGCAATAGAGACTAAAGCCCCCGGTAAGCTGAACAACACAACGCCAAACCAAGACAGAGTTCTGAAAGAAATCAACGCACATGGCGGCTACGCTATTGTGGTTGATGATGCAAAGTCCGTAGACTACTTACTTACCACCATAAAGGAGATGAAAGATGGTCACATCCACTAAACAAAAGCTCGAGTACCAAAAAGAATATAACGCTCGCCCCGAAGAAAAAAAGAAACGCGCAGCTAACAACGCTGCCCGACGCGAAGCGATGAGTGCTGGCAAGGTAGCGAAGGGCGACGGCAAAGACGTTGCGCACAAAAAGTCACTGGCGAACGGCGGCGGCAACGACAAAAGCAACTTGACTGTGCAAGATCGCAAGACTAATCGCGGCTGGAGAAAAGGTAGCGCCAGCTATAACCCAGACAAAGCATGATTATCCACACAAAAAAACAAGCCGTGGTCTTGAAACTACGGCAACCCCAACGAGTAACAACTGCCATCCCGACTGCAAAGGTCTTCACTAGCAAAGGCGAAGAGTACGTAGCGATACCGCATCGGCCTGACGAAACAAGAGTCTTACGAAACTTAGGATTCGACGCGCCGGACCCCATGCGCTATCACTACAACTGGCCTAAAGTAGCCAACCGCTTTGACCCTTTTGACGCCCAGCTTGAGACGGCAACTTTTCTCTCGATGCAAGATCGAGCGTTCTGCTTAAATGGCATGGGTACAGGCAAAACTAACTCTGCTTTGTGGGCGTTTGACTATTTGAAGTCGGTCAAGCAAGCGAAGAAGATGCTGGTAGTGTGTCCCTTATCTACCATGGAGCGCACATGGGCTGATGCTGTGTTTCAAACGTTCCCGCACCTAGACTGCGCAGTGTTGCACGGTACGAGAGATAAGCGGTTGAAGATGCTGGCACAAGATGTTGACGTCTACATTATCAACATTGATGGTATAGGTGTGATTAAAGACGCTCTCGCTACGCGCGACGACATTAACGTTATAGCCGTGGACGAACTCGCGTTAGCCAGAAACTCCAGCACGGATAGGTGGAAGGTGCTAAACGTAATCTGCAATAAGCAGTCCCATCGACGAGTGTGGGGGTTGACAGGCTCTCCAACACCTAACTTGCCAACAGACGCATGGGCTCAATGCAAACTGATTACGCCAACCAACCCCGATCTACCGAAGTACTTTGGGCAGTTCCGAGACAAAGTGATGAAGCAGCTCACGCAGTTCAAGTGGGTCGCCAAACAAAACGCTAACGAAGAAGTGTTTAAAGTAATGCAGCCTGCGATTCGCTATTCGTTGGACGACTGCGTAGACTTACCTGAGCAAGTGTTTGTAGAGCACGACGTACCGCTTACACCAGAGCAAAAGAAAGCCTACAAAGACATGGTGTCAAAGCTAGCGGCTGAGTACGACGGCGGGCAGATACTGGCAGTTAACGAAGCAGTTAAGGCAAACAAGCTGATTCAAATAGCTTGCGGTGTCGCGTATGGGACAGGTGGAACAGAGATTGTTATCCCATCTAAGCCTAGAATGGACGTCCTCAAAGAAGTGATTGAGCAGTCAGAAGGCAAGGTGATTGTCTTTGTCCCTTTGACTGGAGCATTAGAAAGCGTAGCAGCAGAACTGCGCAAAACGTGGACGGTAGAAGTGGTGCATGGGGAAACAAGTAAATCCGCGAGAGATACCATATTCGGTAACTTTCAAAAGACGCCTGACCCTCATGTGCTAGTTGCTAACGCGGCGGCTATGTCTCACGGCCTAACGCTGACGGAAGCCACAACTATCGTATGGTACGCACCTGTACATAGCAACGAGGTTTACGAACAAGCGTGTGCGCGAGTTCGACGCCCCGGCCAAACAAAGACAACTGTCATTGTTCACATTTCAGGTACAGACGTAGAGCGCCGAGTTTACAAGAGACTGAAAGAAAAACAGTCCATGCAAGGTGTGTTGTTAGACATGGTTCGTGAAAACAAGGAGTAGTAATGAAAATTGCAGATGCCGTCCAGTTGTATATACAACTGCGCGATAAGATAGCAGAGGAAGAAGCGCAACTCAAAGAGCGCATAGCTCCTCTCAAAGAGAAGATGACAAAACTGGAAGCCAAGCTGCTGGAAGTGTTCGCCACAACCGGTATGGATTCAGTTAAAACCGAATTCGGCACCGCTTACTCGTCTAAAAGAACGAGCGCAAGTGTTGCTGATAGAGAAACGTTCATGGAGTTTGTTCGTGAACGTGACGAGTGGGGCTTACTTATTGTTCGCCCTAATGCAACGGCTGTTGAGCAATATCTCGAGAGCCATAACGACGAACTCCCACCGGGCATAGACCTGCGTGTGGAGCGAGTAGTAAAAATCCGCCGTTCGGCATAACCCCAAGGAGTAACACGATGAACATCGTTCCATTTGAAAGCGGTAAAATCCCCGCATACCTCAAGCAATTCCGCGCTGGCACTAACGCTGACCTGACTACCCTTGCCGGTGGTGGGTTCCCCGTTATCTCCATCCGTGGTAAAGCGTTTGCTGTTGTGAAAGACGGCGAGCGCAAAATCCTACCAAACCCCAAAGACCCAGAAAGCCCTGCTACAAGCATCGACGTGGTTCTGTTAGCCTCTAACAAGGGTGTGTCTAAAGTGTTCTACCTCAAAGGGTATGACAAAGACAGCGAAGGGGCAAAGCCAGACTGCTACTCTAACAACGGTGTAGAACCA